GGGTCTTGTGTGTGTTCTAATTCAACTTCCATACCCAACTTTAACTGCTGTGTGATCAGTTCAACAGGGACTCCATGCTTTCTAGCCAGAGACTCAACCGTTGCATTATCACCCAATCCACCATGCACTTTATCCTCGGATGATACCTTTGCTATTTGTGATTTTAAACTTATTTTCATTTTATTGCCCAAATTTGATTGATATTAATATCTAATCTATAAGTATTTATGTATCAGATTGAATAATAAATGGTTTTTCGGATAAAAATCTATAATATTTAATTTTAATTGCGAAAAAAACGCATTTTATGATTGGTAAATGATAAATAATTGAAAGGAGAAAATTATGTCTAGACAGATAAAAGAAGACTTGGAAAAAATCTACGGCGGAATGTTAACAGAAGCCACTGATAAGAAAATGACTGCGGGTGATGATAAGACCGGAGATCTAGAAGGTGCTGAGAAGAAACAAACTTTCGGTGGACCTGATAAAACTGACGCTAAAAAGGTGGAAGAAGCACCTGAAGGTTTACAGGGTGATACTGTTGAAGACAGTAAGAAAGGATCGAAGAAAGGTATAACCTCTAAATTCGAAGAACTGTTCAAACAGGTCGTAGAAGAAGAAGTTGCTGGTATCGAAGACCCTTCATTTGATGACGCATCTGGAGATTTTCCACCGGCTGGTCCAGATGAAGAAGAAGCTGAAGATATTATAGATGCCGAAATGGAAGATGATTCTATTGCTGGTCTATTTAGTCAGTTGGCTGACATCTTTGGAAAACTTGGTGGATTACTTGATACTGACATGGTCGGAGATGGTGAACTTATTGACGACGAAACCGAATTAGGTAACGATCTCGATATCGCTGGGGAAGCTGTAGAATCTACTCCTGCTCCAGACTCGACTGCTAAATTGACAGGAAAAGGTAACATAAATACCAAATATGTCAAGACTGTTAAGAAGGAAACTTCTGGAAAGTCTGCTGGTCAAGAGAATGGCGGAAAACCTAAGAAAGCTAAAGACACTACATTGAGTCCTAAGATGAGTTTTAAATCTAATGGATCTGGTGCGGCAGTCGAAGGTGGTAACAAATCTGCGTTTGAATAAACATTTAAATATGTTTTTAAAAAAAGGAAGGTTTATGCCTTCCTTTTTTTGTATATTTACTAAATAATTAAGAGGTATATATGAATTTTGATAAACTATACAATGATTGGTACTTGAATGAATCCGTGCTTGATATTCCCCGAGATGGATTAGATCCAGCGGTATTCCAATTCCCAGAACAAGGTGCACCCATTATAAATTCGAGGATTAAACAAGAGATAATTGCAGGAGTGGAGCAAGTACATAGCATAATCCCAGTACAGGATTACTTTGTACTTGGTAGTATATTAACCCCACAATATAACGAACATAGTGACATTGATGTCAATTGTGAAGTTGAACAAGAGATGGGTCCGATTGCATTGGAGAATATTGTTGCATTACTCAAGAATATTAATGGAAGGCTTGCATCTGGTACACAACATCCGATAAATTTCTTTATTGTTAAAGGGCAATTTGACTTAGATAAAACTGAAGCCGCCTATGATATCGCAAATGACAGATGGATTAAAGAACCAGAAGACAATTCATTCAACGTTCGAAAATTCATGAGTAAATTTAAAACGAGATTAAGCAGTGTAGACTTAGCAACTGCGGAACTCAGGAGAGATCTCATAGATTTTAACGAGTTGAAGGATCTGGATAAGACTGATATTGGAAATATAGAATTTGAAATCAAAAAGATACTATCCCAGATAGAAGCGGATGTCGCCAAGATTGTAAAAATGTACGACAACGCCAGAATCTTAAGAAAAAACGCATTTAATAAGAAAATGTCTCCAATGGAGATACGAAAATTCGGATCGAAGAATAACTTACCAGAAAATGTATTATATAAACTACTCGAACGGTACTACTATTCGGATTTGGTATCCAAATTAAAAGATATGCTTGTTGATGATGGCGTACTTGAGGTTAAAGAGACCGATGTACCTAAATTGAGAAAAACATTTCAAGATTTCCTGACGAATGTTGGGTAGGAGTTATATCATGGAAAATAAGTTTACATTTTTAAGTTATATTGAAGAGAAGAGAAGTAATAGGAGTAAGAGCAAAACCGATCAGAAAGTCAAAGCCGCCGAGAAGGACAAGCCCCTAGACCAGAAGAGGCATGACATGAAAAATGTTCGTGGTATTGACAGGAAACGCCAAAGTTACGTCCCGCTATATCGACAGATAGACACCAAGAATAGACTACCAGCGGCTCAGAATAAACTTGATAATGCTAAAAAAGCGTCTTCAGGTGTATGGAAATTGAGCAAGTCTCAAGTAATGGAGATCGCCCAAAAATATAAATTCAATATACCAAATAAAGTACATCGAACTAAGCATTTGGGTTCAACTGGAATTTTATTATGGCGCAAAAATAGCAAGGAATATTTCTTAGTCAAGCTAAGTAAGCATCACAGGGATTCATAATGGGTTGTTTTGATAATATAAAAGAATTTAGAGAGTCTAAGCGATATCTTCGTAAAGACCAGACCGCTGGTGCCCGAGATATGTATCAAAATCTTTGGGGTGAATATATAAACATGTACGGTGTACAGGTTTCTATTTTCAGAAGTGGATATACTCCAGATACACAGGATGATTTTATATACGGCGAAGATCCAACAGAACCATATCTTCCATCAAAAACTATCAATATGATAGTCGATTATCAAACCGATAGCTTACTCTTGTCTAAATTTGGAATAGAAAGCCTCGCAGACTTATCTACTGTTGTATCCATAGCGGACTATCAAAATATATTCGGTATACATGCCGAACCTAAACCCGGAGACGTAATTGAACTAACAGAGGCAGGGTGGGAAGTATCAGAGATGCCGCCATATGATGATATTGATAACTATTTAAATGTCGTACAGTCTATAGACACAAAGGGTATCTCTGTAATAAGTGCAACTCAAGACACTGCCATTGCAATCCCTATTAAAGCAGTACCTACGGAACCAACGCTTTCTTATGTAACGCACATGTACAATACGTCTGATACAATAACTAGTGAAATGTATCCGATACATAATGATCTACTAATTCCTTCAGGGGGATATACCTCTAGTGATTATATTAGATTTAATCTCAGTGGTGAGACATACTTCTCGCAACTACATACCCCTTCGGGGGAACATGCTCTTCCGGGTGTAAATAGTTTGTACTTCAAATATGACATTGTAGATATTAACGGAGAACCATTGGAAGCGGCTGGATCGATTCCGTTTGATTATTTAGGAACCCCACTACTACTCCCGGTATATCAATATGAGACTTCTGGAGTTCCAGCGACACCAACAGTGATCCATTCTGCCTCTGGTGATACCTTAGATTTTGATGCCAAAACCTTACTATGCCAAGGTAATACCACCGACGAAACTGCATCCATAATGATGGACTTGAGTGGAGTGTATGGGTATAAGTATGTCAGATGTCCTTGGTTATTTCAGATAACTGAAGTCAAATATCAAGATTATGCACAACAGGGTATCAATTTTGCCCAAGGTCATTACGTATGGGTGATCCATGCTAAAAGATTTGATTACTCGTTCGAACCCGGAATATCTTCGGAATGTCAAGAACTCAAAAGCGTGTATGATAACTCATTCTTTGGAACATTATCAACATTCGGCAATGAACCAACGAATGATAAGGTATATCCACAGACACTGGATGAGGTTAGCGAAGAGGTATGGGATTACAATGAAAAAGGCACCAATAATGGTGCCTATGGGTACTATTAGAATATAGATTGTCTTACGACACTTTCACTTTTTCAGTTATTTCATCTATATATCTGATTAAATGACTCTGTTTTAATGATACATTATTATCACTCACTCCGAATTCTTCAGCTTTATTGTAGATTATATTAACCCCATCAATTAATGCCGCCCATCGCTTTATGGTGAATTTGTCCATTTTAGATACGTCCATTTGTTAATTGTCCTTTTGTTAATTGTCCTTTTGTATGTTAGTTTCAATAAATGCATTTAAAACACCATGCATATATGCAGTTAGTTCTACACCATCCATACCGTCATTCAATTCACTATCTAAGCGTTCAGATAGTAATTTAAACGACTGCTCTACCATATTTAAATATGGTTTCAGTATATCGGTAGGTAGTTCCTCATGCTCACATTGGCGTCTTATGGTACATTTCAAAGCCTCCATAATAGTTTCGGTAAAAGATTCGAAAGATGGAATTCGATCATTGAATGTACCATTCAAAGATCCTTCCACATAATTTTGGGATTGTTTTCCTCCACCAGAGGATCTCCAAAATTCTTCACTTACTTTACCAAAATCCGTCATAGGTGCTTGTTTTGTTTTTTCAGTCAAGAGTACTTTACTACTAGGCACATCCTTGTAGTTCTCTTTTAATTTCTGCCTAGTATCGTAATCTAACTCTTCTATTTTGTCAATCATATTAATCCATTAATTCCACAGTTTCGCTTACTATGGTGGCATTGTCTAATCCAGATTCTAATTCCAATGGATCAGTTATACGGACAGTTGTGAATTGAATAGTGACTTTATTATCATTCGAACACTTCTTACATTTGAATGCGTTATCCTGATTTAGACCTATCTTTGTGGCATTCTTTTCACCACAATACTCACATTCTAATATGACAGACTGCTTTCCGTGTATCTTTTCGTATTCTATCGCCTTCTCATATGCCGATGCCTCTAATTTAACACCTCTTGCTCTCAACATCCTATTCACTGGCTCCATTACAACAAGGATTAATCCAAAGCATATCCAGAAAACGCTGTATGCGATTTGTGGTGCTATGAAGTAAAACCCGAATGAAATCAGGAAGGATATAATTGCAGTTGTCACTAGTGACAACAAAATTAACACTATCATATCGTTATCCTTTCTACGTTATTAATTACTTTTGCTAACTCTTTTTGTATCTCTTCTAGAGCCTTGGCTGACTCTTTGGCACTTTGTTTTTTACTTTGGGTCAAGGTTGCCATTTCACTTGCACCATCCATGGTGTAAGTAACTTGTTCTACTCTGGAGAAAATCTCAATGAGTTCTCTGAACAAGCTCTCAAATGGATATAAAAATGGTGCAGGTGCCTTTGTTTCATGATCATCCTGTCCCATACTTACATCAGGGTTTAAATGCCTTATTGGGGGGGCTTTTAAAACCGTTGCCGGGGTATACTTATTCTTTGATGATCCTTGTACTGACCCGATGGTATTAGTACCACCGTAATCGGCATATGACTCGTCAATAGATTTATCTATTGTAGTCTCAAGTATATCACCAAAAGTTTTGAGTTCTTTACTCAGCTTCATCATATTCCTCTTCTACTCGTGCAAGTCTTCCACACCTAGGGCAAGTCCATCGACATTCACGAAGAATTCCTTGAGGGGTATTCATTTCACTTTCACGTCCGTTAATTTGTGCACCACAATGTTGGCATCCGATTGGTCTATTTTCTATATTTCTCATTAGTCTTCATCCTTGTCATCATCCTTGTCATCATCCTTGTCATCATCACTATCATTTAGTGAATCTAATGCGGTTTCAGAATCCTTATCCTTGGATTCGTCATCATGCTCCTCTTCGGGGGTTTCAGGGGTAGGTGCCATCGTTGTTTGTCCTTGAACAGCACTTGATATTGCTTGGCAGACTGCCATTGGCAGATGAAGCTCCATTCCATTCTCTAAATGAATGATGAGTATATCACCGCCTGTACCTGCTTCAGGTGCTTCTGGGGCCTTAACCTTTCCGAAGTCTCCGGTTCCAGTGTCTGTATCCATTACCTTTCCGCCCAGTATGCTATCTATTTTACTATTGAATTGTTCCATTTGTATTCTCCTTCTAACTATTTAGACAAAGATCTTCCCATTTATGTTTATAATCTTTAACATGTTGGATATTATTTGATATAGCCAACGACATAAACTTGTCAAAATTCCGAACAGACTTTGTTCTGAACTGATCTCTGTATACTTCAATCTCTTCGGGATATTCCGTATATCCATCTCTTAAATCCATTAATTTCTTATTCTTAATAAGTAACTTTATTTGCTCTTGGTCTAGGTCTTTAAATGGGGTATCCGACTCTGCCAACCTCTTAGACTTAACTTTACCGTAACCCTTTAACCCGACAATATTGTCTGATCTGTCTCCCAAAATCATTTTATATAGTAGAAATCGAGTTCTGGTGACCTTATTATGTTCTTCAAAGTTCTGAACAGTAATTCGCTCTCGTTTCCTTAAATCGTAATATTCTACGTTATGGTTCACCAATTGCAATAGATCCTTATCAAACGATGCTATCAGTATTTTCTCTTTAGATGTGTGGGCTATCCATGCGATTACATCATCGGCTTCCATAATATTTGGATGAATGTTTTTAATCCCAAGATGATTAGTGAGTTCCTCTATAATATCACATTGATTATATAGACATTCATCGCTCGGACCTCTGGTGGCTTTATAGGTGGATTCCTGTTTCCTAAAATTCTTGACACCCTTGGTTAATTTTCTATCCCAACATATGACTATCTTATCGGGATATAGTGTGTCATAGAAGGCATACAGTCTCTTCATGAAAATATCTACAGTGTTTACATTTTCACCTTTATTATTCGTAAGGCGTTTTTCTTGTTTTTTACCAACGTAGGAACACATGTTTGCGAGATTGTTTCCATCAATTACCAATATCATGATACACCTCCAGTATGTTGGGCGAGACAGACTTTATAAATCTTTTTAGGTATAACTTCAACGAATTCAAAATATCCATCGTCAAAATACTTTTGTATCTTTTCCTTAGAAAGATCCATCTTATCACCCTCTGGGTAGACTGCAAGTGCAATATCGGTGTCGGTATTGAATTCAACAAGATTCATTACAAAGCATCCTTTCCACTCACCATTATTGATGAAGTACAATCCTCTGTTAATGAATTCTTTTTTATTTTTATTTCCAAATATCATGATCAATCCTACTATTATTTACCTAAAAGGTTAATTTGTCAAGTTTATTTATACGCCAAATGCCTTAATTGAATACTCAAATTGGGATAGCATCTTAACTTGATTTAATATCTCGGTTACTACCTCTCTGGTTTCCTGTTGAGCATCTGGTTTCAGTCGCAAATTGAATAAATGGGTAAATGATAAAAATGATCCAGTCCATATAAATTTTGTATTTAATGCTAAAGGAAGAATCATTCTAGCTTGTTCCTTTGCCACCCCCGCATTACAGAGATCGGAATATAATTCACTTCCGTTATTAATGTGGGTACTCATTAAGTTCAATAAGTCTGGTCTATTTAATGTCCCATCGCTCCCTTGTTTAGAATCTGTTGATTGTTTTCTTAATTCTGTTGGCACAGTATATTCATCTGAGAAGTCTACATATCGTCCGCTTATACTATTAGCAGACATTCCAACTTGATGTTTGAATAACTGTCGTTCTACAAATATTGGACATGATATCCTATATTGCAACTGTGGATGTCTGAATGGTGACGTGTGTCCGTGTTTAACTAAATAATTAATTAATTTAGCATCTCCCATATCCATTATATCCTTCTCTTTACCAAAAGACACTCTAGCAGTATTTACTACCATCAAATCTCCCCCAAAACTATCCAATAATTCTACATTTATCATAACTATCCTTTTAATTTATTTATCTAATATATCAAATTACCCATTGAATGTCAATGTTTATTAGTAAATACTTATATGAATATAAATGAATATTTGAACGGAATGTCTAAAAGAATATCCGCAATAACTGGAGTGTATCGAGGTGACTGCAAGCGTATACTGGCAGTATTTGTAGAGGAATTTGTAAAAGATTTGAAAAAGGGAATACCAATTCAGATATATCATCTTGGTAAATTTGTATACAAAGTCCAACACGCAATGGATAATATTGGTCCACATGGTGAAGAGAGACATGCACCCCCAGTGGTTAATATAAAGTTTGTGCCATGCTATGACGTTAAATATGGAGTCAGAGCATTAGATTGGCACGACTACGCCACGGATGAACAGAAGACTAAGGAGTGGTATATCAATGAGATTGAACTAGAAAAGAATAAGGAAGCCGATTAGCTCTCTGTTTCATTTCGGATATCCTTATACCTCTTATACTTACTCTTGGCTGTGGTATTAATAGTTCTATCCCCTTTCTTACTAAACCTGCTTGATGGGATGACATCGTGCTTAAAATTACGATCCAAGAACTTATATACGGAAGAGTTCGGGGTTGAATATGTTAAGAAGTGATTAACTAGATTTTTAGGATAATGGGTCGATGGAACTCCCCGCTTGATCATCCTACTAAATAATGCCCTAAGTCTTAGAACCCCCTTTGGACCCGTAAATTCAGGCAAAAATAGATCTGGAATCTCATCGCCATTATCAATGGCTTGTAAAAACACCTTGACGCTTGGGTGTTCACCTTTAAACTTCCGTTCATTTCCATCATCGTCATCTATGGTACTTAACGTTTTCTTATATTTATCCCGAAATTTATCAAATGCATCATCGTCTACATCGCTCGTATTAATTGTCGGGGTATATTCGTTGGTGTCTACGTTAAACTTCCATCCTTCAAAAAAATGTATCAAACTTATCCATGTAATTATTTACAAAATTATCTTGTTTAATCTCCACTTTTTTGTAAATATTTTAAAGGAGTATACTTATGATTACGCATGATGAAGTAAAATTACAGACGATATATGAAGATATTGGGAACTATCCACCCGGCATGAGCAACAGAGATTGGAAGCATGTACATGGTGAAGGTGAACTCGAAAAGCTATCAGATGAGAGTACCGAGGCAGAAAAACAAGCTTTTGTCTGGCAAGTGGTCGCAATAACTGATACAAATGTAGACGGTGCAGGTGGGAGAGATGTTAAAGTCAGAGCCTACGATGAAGATTTACAAGTGGAATATGAGGCTGATGCATTTCAGGGATATCCATATAATAATGAATTTGAAAATATAGAAAATATTGAAGAGGTGTAATTATGAAATTTGATAACGAATATAGTAAAATAGAGGAACGATTATTTCCGAAGAGGGCAAAGGAATCCAAGATGTTGGTAGAAGGGTTTTCGGCTAATGGGATCAAGACGATCCAAGATAGAATAAATAAGTTCGGTTTAAGAGAAACAGCAGTATTTCTCATCGACCATATTCTATCAAAGGAATTGATGGGTCTTACTTCATCGGATTTGGCAGACACCGCAACATTTGCAAATGGTATTGATGGCGTTGAGGATGCATTAAACAGTCAAGACTGGGATAGTGCACTAGAAATCGCCAAAGATACTGCGAGTGATATGATCGAGGATGAGGGTGGCGGAATGTTTGGAATGGGAGACTAATATTAATCATGGCAATTAACCTAAAATCTTTAATAGCGCAAGTGATTCTTGAAAAGGAATCATCTGCAATAAAGGACGCACCGAAGAACTGGAATGCCCTATTAGTCAGCAATGAAATGTTGAAATATGGTGTTGAGGTTTTAGGTGAACTAGAGAAGCTCGGTGGCGAAGCATACATCGTTGGTGGAGCCGCAAGAGATATCGTTCTTGATAAGCCTATTAAAGACGTTGATGTTGCAACAAATGTCCCGATGGATAAGGTTAAGGATAATTTCAAATGGAATGCAATCGGTCAATCCCAAGATTTTGGTATCATAATGATCCATTATCATGGACATGAATACGAAGTTGCTTCATTCCGTAGTGAAGCCGGTAGTTCAGATTCTAGAAGACCTGATAGTGTTGAAATAATTCAGTCATTCAAGCAAGATTCAGAACGTAGAGATTTCACCATTAACTCAATGGGTATTAATAAGGAAGGGCAATTGGTCGATTATCATGATGGTATTTCTGATATAGAAAGTGGACTCATCAAGGCTGTCGGGGAACCAATAGAACGCTTTTCTGAAGATGCTTTACGAATTCTAAGAGGTCTTCGATTCTCTTCTAAGTATGGATTTAATATAGAACCTAAAACAAAACAGGCGATGATTGATCTCAATCACACTGTCAAATTGCTATCGGCGGAACGTATCGCAGATGAACTCAAGAAGAGTGCATCCAGTGGTAAGGCACTATCGAGCTACATCCAGAAACTAGATGAGATAGGACTGCTTGATATTATACTTCCTGAACTATCCAAGCTTAAAGGACGAAAGCAGAACCCAGAACATCATCCAGAAGGGGACGCATACGAACACACATTGAGGGCATTAGAGAATTCAAGGTCTAATGATCCTATCGTTAATATTGCAATAGCTTTCCATGATCTTGGAAAGGGCGGTCCAGTATCCGAACCAAAGGACGGTCACCCAACCTATCATGGTCACGATAAACAAAGTGTAGAATTAATCGACGGGATCGCAAAACGACTGAAGTGGTCGTCTGCGATTAAGAATACTGTTTCATTCGCCGCCGCAAATCATATGAAGGTTCATGAATTTAGTGGGTTAAATAAAAAGACTATCTTCAACATCGTGTCTGATCCAAATTGGGATACGTTGAGGGAAGTATTATTTGCCGATCAGATGTCCAGAGGAGATATTGATGACTCTGGTGTGCTGGCTAATATCAAATACGCAGAAGATTTAGTAGCTGACATGAATTCGAAAGGTGACGCTCTTGATAGGATAAAGGCAAGAATAAATGGTGCCGTTGTTGCTCAAATAACTGGACTTAAACAAGGAAAGGAATTGGGTGACATTCTAAAAGCAATGGTCAACTGGGCATATGAAGTGGATCTAGACGCTGTAACTGATGAGGACATTCGGAATAAGATATTGGAGTTGTATGAAAATAATACTAAAATCACTAATTAATAAAGTAATTCAAGAAAATGATCTAAAATTAACCCAATTCAGAGATATACTTTGTGAAAAAAGATCAAGAGATGTTATCGTTGTAGATATCCAACCAATGTACAAAGATTCAATATATTTTGATATTGAGGATTTTGGTCAATTCTTACTCTCTAATCATAGGATTTTATACTTTTATAATGGACCAGATACTGTCGGAGACGATACCAAAGATGACATAATAAATATGTTGTGGAAATTAACCGAATCTGAAGAACTTGCCGAAAAACTTCAATCATCTGATACAATATGGATAGATAAAGGTTATGGGTTCTTCCGAACTTGGATGGACAATGGCGCAGATATTGGATTTATACAAAAAGCAATACGATATATGGTTAATCTTGGATTTAATGATTCGAGAGATATCGACCCAGAACAATGGAAACATGAATTTCCAGACGACTGGCAAGATTATTTCGAAGATGATCCATTGTATATGCCTGATATTTCTCTCGGGGAACTTAAAACATGGAATGGGTCATATATAACAGGTGGTGGACAAGATGAATGCTTAAAGGAAGTTCAAATATTAATGAATGCATTCAATATAAAATATACTATAGTTCCAACATTTGTATATTAATTAAAAATAAATCCAAAAAACTCTTGTTTTTATATTTACATGGTGTAAGTATTTAATGAAAAGAGAACACATGAGATCATTTATAGCGCAACCGAAACATTTAGTACGCCTCCCGATTTATAATTGGGTGACAGTGGAGGGATGTATCTAGCTAGACCGCATAAATACACCCTTATAGGGAAAGAAAAAAGCGGTCTAAAAAATAGATCGCTTTTTTGTTGCATGTGGGGTATGAATATAGTACATTAGGATCATGAAGAAACGGAGAACAGTACGAGTAACGGCAGACAAACTAGATAAGACATTTAAATATGTAAGTAATGGTACTATTTTCATTAAGAATAGCGTTTGTCAGATGGTAAGTAACTTAAAGGATGGAACTGCGGCATTCACTGGAACTAGTAAAGATGGTGCAGTAACATTTTACCTTACCGATATAGTGAGTGTGATGGATTTTGAGATTTTTGATAAAGATGGAAATAAAGTTGAAATAAAGGTTGACGGAACAAAAACAACCTGATACAGTATACGAACAATTTACGAGAGAGAGGAATTCAAACCTCTGATACGAAATAAAAAAACTGAAAAAAAGTTGACTATGAAAACTGATTATGTTCTAATAGTTAACAGTGCGAGTAGAAAGGGTTCTAGCGAATGCAAAGAAACTTCTCGGATGACCGACCTTAAGATGTCATTGCAATAAACTAAAAAGGCGTAACCTTTCAGTTACATGATACGTGGTGTATCATCTCTTGCTGATTAACCTGAAAGGGTGGACTCTGCGTAAAGTCATTTTACATATCCTATATGATTAGACTCGTTTCTAGTCTCTCGCAGTCACAGTGGCTGGTATAGGATAGAAAAATCCATGAGGTGCGAATTCAAATCGCTTAATAGGGCATGAGTCCTGCCAGTATGGTACATTTTAAGTGGGCAATGGGTTTTACTAACAGTCACCTCCTATCCCACGCATTTTACGGGATGGTTGTTGGCTACCTGTTGTGTCTCATAAGCACAACTACGAGAATTCGATTTTCTCTCCCGTTACTTTAAGAGTGATCATTGGCTTGATATTGGCTTATACCCAACTACATAGCATTCCTATCAACTTATTAAAAACAAGGAATATCGAGTCTGTGCACGGACTCTTTGCTTTAAGAGTGATTTTACTGCATGTATGGCGCAGGTTTCATCAACTTTAAAAAAAGAAATTAATAATTTTATGCCGATGTAGCTCCAATGGTAGAGCAGGACACTGAAACTGTTTGTGTTGTTGGTTCGACTCCAACTATCGGCACCATTTTTACGCCAGTGTAGTTCAATGGTAGAACGCGACTTTTGTAATGTCGATGTTGGGGGTCCGATTCCTCTCACTGGCTCCATTTTAAATAAGGAAGTTGGCTTAGAGGTAGCCATCTTTAATGAGTGAATGAGATACCCTTGTGTCTGCATCGGATATCTAAATGTAAGGAGCACCCTTCGGAACAGTTATAACTAGATCCTAGGTGGGAAGATTGTTTTATGGTGTCACGACAGTATCGGCAAGGGGAAAATATTGTGTATTGTGAATTGTTCTGTTGCAACGGAACTAAGTACGAGCGGAATTCTTCGGTGTAGAAGCACACCTTATTTAAACAAATTTAATGCATTAGTGGCTCAATTGGTAGAGCAGTGGATTGTCTATCCGAAGGTTGTGGGTTCAAGTCCCATCTAGTGCGCCATTTAAAGTGGCATAATAGTAATGTAGAACCGAACGAGGAAACTCAAGAGTGTGTCCCACTACTTATGTCCAATTTTTAAGGATGATTACCGCAACCAACTACACTCGAAATGTAAATGTACCCTTCATCCTGATATTTTAATGGGGAGGCATGTTCCAAGGTGGCGACATTCCCTTGCAAGGAAAGTGAGGTGGGTTCGATTCCCATTCTCTCCACCATTTAACAGAGAATGATTCCGAGGCACAGTCCTTCATCTATCAACTCTATAACAAAAAAGGTGATGAATTTTATAGGATGATTACAGCAATCAAAAATACACTGTAAACGTAAAAAACATATCATCCTGATATTTAATGCCTCTGTCGGTTAATTGGCAAGCCACCAGCTTTTCACGCTGGCAGTCTTAACAGACGTATGCGGGTTCGAACCCCGTCGGAGGTTCCACTTTATAAAATATGGAGGGAGTTGGTTCGAGTCCAACAAGGGTATATCGGTGGTAACCCGGTTGCTCTGCATGGTGCTACGGTTGATCACCACTTTACGGGTTCGAATCCGTTAATTAATTTAAGTCCCCGATACCTTCGGTAAGGACAATCGGCTCATATCCGATTTAAGTGGGTTCAACGCCCACCTTCGGGACCAATTTTAAGGATAGCATACAGCAAACAAAAAATACAACTAATGGAATGTATTGCATACGTGCGTACATAGTAAGCATGGTGAGGAGTTGCTTGTAAAACAAAAAACCTCCAAGGGTCGTGACCTTGTTAATCAACACAACAACTATCCTGTTATTTTAAAAAATGTTGAAATAATAGTTCGAATAATAAAATTTTAAATTGGATTGGCTGAGTATTGGAGAACTCAAGTGGCTGTAACCCACCCGTTAATCTGTGGAGGTTCGACTCCTTCCCAATCCACCAATTTTAATGGATGAGGACTTCGAGCGACCTCGGACTTAGCCTTGAAAACTAAAGGATGTCTTCGGGCATTGGGGATTGACACCTCCCTCATCCGCCAATTCAATAATAAAGGAAAATAATGAGTAAACTAAATAAGATAGAATATGTAAATGCAAAAGAAACTCCGATCAAATATGGAACATTCCTAAAAATTTATACTCCGACTTGCCGTCCATGCCAACAGTTATCTACTGCCATGGATTATGCAGTAAAGGGTGTGGATGATGATGTAACTGTAATCAACCTTAATGCATCTGACCATGGCGAAGTTGCATCGAAATTTGGGGTGAGATCAGTACCTGCATTATTTAGAATTACATCCGATGGTGCAATCGAAGAATATACGCAATATGTTGGTGCTGTGAATGATATGAAAGCACTTACCGAATTTTTAAACAATTAACCACGATTTGGCTTGGTCGCTCCAAGCTCTTGTCAGTAGTGTAATTAGCACATTGGGAGTCCAATCTCAAAGATGTATGTATGCAACAATCATACCTGACTTGCCATTTTATAGGATAGGTACAGCAAAAAACAAAAATTACTAAACGTATCGCTGAAACAATGATAATTCAGCACAAAAGAGTGATGCCCTTAAGGCTACCCGTGACAGAGACACGCTAATCCTCTAAAAACTATCCTGATATTTTAATGTCCGTGTGACCAAATTGGCAAAGGTATTCGTCTTAAAAGCGAAGTTTTGTGGGTTCGACTCCCACCATGGCTACCAAACGTAATAAAACTGAAAGGAGCCTACAATGTGGGGCGATTATAGATACAGTCAAGAAGCAGAAGAACATGATTTAAAGATTGTGTGGAAATGTGATTCATGTGGTCGTGAGAAACTGGAACATCCCGGATATAATGAAGGTGGGCGATGTGACTGCGGTGGTGAATTTCTAGAGTCTGGTGAATCATATTCAGTATAATTTAATGCCCTTGTGGTGAAATTGGTAAACACAGGAGACTTAAAATCTCCCGCTTTTTAGCTTGTCGGTTCGAGTCCGACCTTGGGCACCAATTTAAAAGTAAAGGAGAACATATGAGAAACGGAAACGGAAACGGAAGAGGAAATGGAAGAGGTGTTGGTAGTGGACTTCGCAGAGGTCCAAAAGATGGAACAGGTCCACGAGGTGGAACTCCAGCTTGTCCAAAAACTCCAAAAACTCCAAAATCCAAGTAAGTACAATAAGCAAACGTCCTCATGATGAATAGGGAAGCTCCGAGGTGGCAAATAATCTTCATGATTGTTTGTATTAAACACTTTATTGAAACGGGTGGTATCCTTGCGATAAAGTTCATCAAATAATTTAATGCTCTGTTAGTGTAATGGATAACACGAAACGCTACGAACGTTTTAATGCGAGTTCGACTCCTGCACAGAGTACCAATTTTAATTAGTCGTAGTTAATTCTACGCTTTAAGGCAAGGTTAAATACAACCTTAGTGAGAACGGACATACTACCTCGTATCTAATCTATAGTGTAAGAGATTTGACCCGTTTAGCTCCATGAAGACCACCGAGAGCATACGCAAAAGTGGTGACATGAATACACAGAGTAATTGGCTGTGACCTCATATGAGTGCGGTGTGCTATTGATCATATGAATTAGGGGTCGTGAAAATGTTAACACTAATTAAAAACTATTTTAAGGATAGATACTGCAATCAAACTAAAACTAAACTAAATGAATGACGATGTCGCATTGCGATTAGTCACATCGGGGTGAGTTGGTGAACCTTGTTATCAAAATAATCACCGAAGGCTAGGGAACCTTTTTAAAAACTTCCAACCCCTATCCTGTCATTTTATCAAAACCCCTGCGCCTCTCCTTTGAGGTCTGGCACTAACCCGTCTGACGAATAGTGCGACAGTGATGCGTAATTCAGGGGTTATTCAATTTAGCAAATATACCGAGGTGGTATATGATAAGTGTAGTGCACGTTCCGATAACCTATAGGATGGTTATGACAAACGGCATCCCTCTTAGAGAACAAGGGACAGCTAGGTTACCACTAGCAGTTCGGGGAGACTCTACAGTATATGGGACACAGGATATAACTCTTAGTGAATACTGTGCATGTAGGTATATTTGTTATCATTTTTAATTCCAGATCGGGCACAAGGTGGGCCAATTGTCTGTTAAACAATACATCAGGTAGGTTCAATTCCTACATCTGGAGCCAGTTTACATTAAGTTAACTTTTTCTGTTATTTTAATACGAACCTAGACTAAGTAGTTATAGGAGAATATAATGATAACGAATGTAGAAAAAGTTAAACGATGGAGAAAATCCACTAAACAGAAGCTAGTAACGGCAATGGGTGGTGAATGTGCGTGTTGTGGGTATAATAGATTCAACCAAGCGTTGGAACTTCACCATATAGATCCCAATAAGAAGGAGTTATCATTTGGAAGAATGACGGCTAATCCCAAAAAATGGCAAGCCATAAAGACGGAAGCTAAAAAATGTATACTATTATGTTCTAATTGTCATAAAGAGGTTCACGGCGGAATTCGCAAACTTCCTACTGAAATACCAGAATGGATTGAGCCAGACGCAAAGCAGTATCTAAAGGATATGTATTCACCCTGCCCAATATGTGGGAAGCCGAAGCCATATAGGAATAAAACGTGTAGTAGTTCCTGTGGAGCTAAGATGGGTCCTAGAAATGGATACGACTGGGATAGTATAGATTTAAAATCTCTACTAGAAAGCGGACGATCATTTACATCTATAGCAGATGATATGGGTTGCTCTCATAACGCAGTTCGAAAACGAGCCAGAAAGTTAAAACTAATTTAATACAACAATTTAAGGATTCATTCAGCAAATAAAAACGGTTAACAGATTCCGCTTAAAACGGATATCTCAAAGGTGGTTCAAACCCGCCGAACTCTTCGGAGTCGAATCCTGCTATTTAAACAGCACCGATGGGGGCAGATCGGATTAACGCAGGGGTGTGAGTCCTCAGTGCTCCCAATTTTCCAGTTATAATGTTAGCGAGTTCGTCGTCTGATGCGTGATTTAAGGCGTTCCGAGAATTGACATTATAGACACTTAGCGGTGTTGAAAATGAGTGAAACATTCACGTTCACGAATTACTGGAAATCCTTTTAATGCCCGTATAATTCAATTGGTTAGAAAGTCTCCCTCTTAAGGAGAAAGTTGCAGGTTCGACCCCTGCTACGGGTACCAATTTACATAAGTGGGATCTTTATGGGTCCCATTTTAAAAAAAACGTTGAGATATTCTTCTCATAGTGTAAGTAGTTATAGGAGAATTATTATGTATGATAAAGATTTAAAATTAATGGAAGAAGCATATACTGGGATGTATACAGAGGGTACTTTAGAATTCGTGAGGATCATGTTTGATGTTCTACCAGAACTTGCAATCCATAAAGGCGATAAACTATATTCTATCGGTGGAAGTGTATATCCCGATACTGAGGATTATATTGTAATAAGCAGATATGACCTCCAGAGGTTTGTTTCACCAAAAGAGCAAATACAGTTGGAAGATCTCATTAAAAAACTATCTATTTAAACGTCCTCACAATGGGTCGGGAGTCTGGAGAGTGTAAGTAGTTATAAGGAGAATTATTATGTATGATAAAGATTTAAAATTAATGGAAGAAAATCCAGAGTTATATGACGCATTTTGCAAAAAAAGTATCTATTGGGATTTTGAAATATATTAAAGACCATGGGCATAATTGGACAGGTAAAACACATTCCGAAGAATCTAAGCGTAAAATTGGTAAAGCCAATTCTAAAATACAATCTGGTTCTGGTAATTCCCAATATGGAACAATGTGGATTCATAATTTAGAGTTGAAGAAGTCCAAAAAGATAAACAAAACAGACCAAATTCCAGATGGATGGATTAAAGGTCGCAAAATAAAATTTTAAACTACCGTGACGTATAATGGTTTGTACGCAATGTTTGGGGCATTGAGGAGGGTTTCGATTACCACACGGTAGAGACCAATTTGGCATGTAGCTGATGGTTCAGCGGCAAGGTTGTGATTCTTGTGCAATGGGTTCGAATCCCGCATGTCAACCCATATATGAATGATTTGAGAAGTTTATACCCCTCCACTCAAGGCATCAACATTAAAAAAAGCCATGAAAAAACGGATTAAGGGTGCCATTTTAGATCTCCATCCATTATAAAAAGGTTGATTAGGTTCAATCGTCCAGAGATAATATCAACGGGGTACGGGGAGATCTTCTTTTTAGAGTTACTGTAAGTCATCCATTCGGTAGGTATTCAGACGTATGTCTGTATGAAGACTCGATGTTAGCGGTGGGTGGTAACTCGCATTTCGAGCCTCGATTAAGAGAATGACTCGGCGGTAACTCACCCGTTATGTGACGAGGGGGTTGTAACCTCCCACGGCAAGTGTGACACTAAGGATAGACTTGACCAATTTTAAGGATTCATTCAGCAATCAAAATATATCAAACTAGTGGTCGTTGGTTCGAATCCAACCTTCTCGACAATGTCGGGCAGTAGCTCAGTTGGTAGAGCACAAGTCTAAAAAGCGAATCCTGTTATTTTAAACAAATGCGTCAATATAGTGTATACCTCTACATCCCTAGGTTCATGTAGAATAGCACATGAGGTTTCCAACATCAAAGAGTAGTGAAATATCTGCTGAGACGCTCCAATTTTAAGAGAGTGATACTACAAAAGACGGTATGAGGGTTGTCTGAAATAAAACCAGACTAACGTACTTCCGTGGGTGCACATCAACTCTATAACAAACAATAGCACTAAAACCCTCAAAAGATTTGTATACAGAGTCATGTGCGGGAGAAAACCCCGCTCCTTAACCAATTTAAAACTAGGTGTAGTTCAGAGGCAGAACGCCGCATTTGGGATGCGGAGGCCGGGATTTCGATATTCCCCACCTAGACCAATTTGGCATGTAGCTGGGGGTTCAGCGGCAAGGTTGTGATTCTTGTGCAATGGGTTCAACTCCCACATGTCAACCCATTTAAGGATGATTACCGCAATTAAAATTGACGGATAGACTAATAGGTTAAGTTACCGTACGAACGTAAGGAGATATCGGGTTCGATTCCCATTCTGCCACAAACAAAATATCTCATCCTGATTTATATAAGAGTGATTTTGATACGTTGTACCGTGTATCTTGTTCATCAACTTCAAAAAAAGAACTATAAGAAGACAACGGGACGCCAATTTATTAATAAAATAGAAAGAACTAAAATGAGTAATAATATAAAATGGATTGAGTTTGAAAATAGAAGAGGATCTTATAAGGAATACTTCTTCAAAAAAATGAAGAATAAATTTGATAGTAGAAAACGTAGTATAACTCAAGCTACAATTATATTAGAAATTGCTGAAGTGTTTTATAAACGGGCCATCCCAGATCGTAGTGAGAAATTACTAATGGAAATGCAAGAGCAACTAAAGGAAATGTTTTATAAGAATCTAAATGAAGATAATACAACAAATAAAAAGATAGATGCCATCCAACATATTTCACATCTACTAAGTGATGAAATATTACAGGAACGTAATAGAAGAGAATGGTAAGTAAGTTAAGACGAATCATGAATCATATGGCGCTGGCAAACCCAGTTAGCTATGGTAAGTATGTGGATTGAGATACTTACGGGTGACCGTAGACTTAATAACATTAGAGTGATATTGGCAAGGTTGACGCCCGAAGCCCCCTATCAACTATAAAAACATGGGAAGTCATATAAAGTATAGAAACGTCAAATAGCAATTAGATTGTGGTTGGTAGGGAGCCCTATAGTATTGTCGCTACGAGACAACATCAGCAATTCAGTGACGAATTCATATGCGTCATTGCACCAAAAATAAAGACATGAAGAATTTAGAGTTACTGTAAGTCATCCTTCTGGTAGGTATTCAAGCGTATGCTTGTATGAAAGCTCAGAGTTAGCGGTGGGTGGTAACTCGCATTTTAAGGAATGAATTATGAAACGGTATGGTATAATTGAAGTTAATATGAAATATCTTACATCTTATAAATATGAATGTTCTAGATTAACGTTCCTATTAGCAGAACTAAAAGGACGTAAATTACTTTCATATGATAGAGAGTCTCATGGAAATCCGAACACTTTTATTCCCACGAGAAATATACATTATACATATGATGATGAATTAACTGCATCCAATGAAGAAAATGCAGAAACATATACTAATCATTTGATTATGAATGCATTATAACAATTTTTAAGGATTCATTCAGCAAACAACACTTATTGGTTCAACTCCAATTATCACCTTGGTGGTAATTTGCCCTTGGTGGGCAATGAATCCTGTTATTTTATGGAAGTCTTCGGACACGGCACCCCAATGCTCACCGAAAGGTGTAGATCCCTGCTATCGGGCTTTACGGGGCGGATAGATTCCATATTTTATTTGACTTTGATGTCAACGTTTGATACTATTAGAAGAATAAGGAACTACATGGCTGAAAAAGAAAAAGAATTTAATTGGAAAGATGAATGGAAGGATATGCCTGAATTTCATCAAGAGGATTTGACCTCTAAGAGAAAGATCGTTGTTCATTTTAGGAATAATGAAGATGTTGAAGCATTTGCAAAACTGATGGGTCAGAAAATTACACCAAAACAAAAAAGTCTATGGCATCCATTTATGGCCCCAAGACGTTACGCAAACAAAAGATGGGTGGATGAAGATGAGTAAACACATGCCACAGTATCCAATTTATATAATATCAAAAGGTCGTTGGGAGACACGACATACAAGCAAAGCTCTCGAAGCGATCAATGTCCCATATCACATCGTTGTGGAACCACAAGAATATAAAGAATATGCAAAAGTCATTGATCCTTCCAAAATTTTAACACTGCCATTCTCAAATTTAGGGCAAGGATCAATTCCTGCCAGAAACTGGGTTTGGGAACATTCAAATTCGATAGGTGCGAAGAGACACTGGATTATGGACGACAATATTGCGGCATTCAATAGGATCAATGAGAACCTTCAAGCAAAAGTTACATCGGGAACGATTTTCAAATGCATGGAAGATTTTGTAGATCGTTATGAGAATGTTGCAATGGCAGGACTACAATATGATTTCTTCGCTAAAGCCAAGACGCTTTTACCTGCATTCTGTATTAATACGAGAATTTATTCTTGTATCTTACTCCAGAATGATCTCAAACATCGTTGGAGGGGACGGTATAACGAAGACACTGATTTATCACTTAGATTTCTTAAAGACGGATTGTGTACAATATTGTTTTACGCATTCACTCAAGAGAAAGCAACGACTGGAATGGTTAAAGGAGGAAACACTGATACCGTGTATGCCGAAGAGAATGCCAGATTAAAGATGGCCCAATCCTTGGTAGACCAACATCCAGATGTTGCCAAGGTAGCCAAACGGTTCAACAGGTGGCAACATGTCGTTGACTATAAACCCTTTAAGAAGAACAAGTTACAAAAGAAGAAAGGACTTATAGTTCCCGATAGAATTAACAACTACGGAATGAAACGGATTGAAATATGAAGTGGCAATTTGTAAAACGAAACTATCATGGCAATGAGCCATTATATGATCATCGATGGATTATCTACGAAAGTGGAACCCTTAAAGGAATCTGTGAATGTTATGATGAGAAATCTGCTATCATACTGCGGGATGCTTTAAATGCCAGAGATACATAATTAGTACAATTAACCTTTGAACGGAGAAAAAAAAGATGGATGAGGTAGTAATTCAGATCCCAAAGAAAGAACTGAAATCTTGGCTGGAAAAGATTGCTGAAGGCATGAATCCCAAAGTCACATTTAGTGACGATCAAGAAAAGATGAAGATCGAAGCGATGAAGCGAAAAGATGAGATGTTGTATTATATCAATCACAGAATTTACGCATTCATGCCAAACGAAAACTAACTTGGGGTTCGCCCCAACCTTTTTAAAAATAATGGTTGACTATGAGATCACCGTTTGATATTATATTTTCATGGTCAGGAGATCAACTGACGCCTTCGGGTAAATCTTTGACATTTGAATATTTTTTTATAAGAGTGACTTTTGTGACGGGCATTGCGTCTGCTAGCATGCAGTGAAACCGAGCCTTTCGTCAACTTTAAAAAAAGAAAATAACAATTTACGACAACGGGATTCCCCTAAGTGTTCAGACTTTTAAAAGTAAGTCGGCGGGAATTATTAGACGCATTTTTAATGCTCCGTGGGCACTGGTTGTGCCGAATTGTCTTATATACAGTTGTCGGCAGAGTTCAAATCTCTGACGGAGTACCAATTTTAATACCCCTATGATGTAAAGGATAACATTCAACTCTCCTAAAGTTGCTATCTAGATTCAAGTTCTAGTAGGGGTACCAAACAATTTAACGGTAGTGTATGCAAATGGCGAAGCAAGGAATCTGTAAAATTCTGACAAAGACACGTTGTAGGTTCGAATCCTACCGCTACCACCAATTTTAATGCACCTGTGACAGAGTGGTTTATGTTCCAGCCTTCCAAGCTGGCTACAAGGGTTCGATCCCCTTCAGGTGCTCCAAATTTTAATACCCTCTGTCCCGACCCCAGTCTTCTAAGCTGGTCCTTTAAAAGTCGGTTTGGAAGGTTCGAGGTTCAAATCCTCCAGAGGGTACCATTTAAAATTTATGAACTTTTATTGCGATTCGAAGTTAAATATGCGGTAAGAATTTAAAAGGAGATTCCAATATGAGTTTAAGTGACCAGTATATTATTGAAGATTTAAAAAGAGTTGAGGGTATTGTTAATAAGCTTCCAACTCAAATAGAGTATATAAAACATGGAACAGTTTCTATAAAAACGATTAGAAGAAAATTTGGTAGCTGGAATGGAGCACTATTGAAAGTGTTCAATACATCAAGAGTTCGTACTTCCACAAAGATAAAAAAACACTGTACTAATTGTGGCGTGGAAATTATAATAAATCCCTCGGCGGATAAAGACAGAAATTTTTGTGGACTGTCATGTTCAACTTCTTATAATAATAGAAAACATCCTAAAAGAATTGCCAGCAAGAAATTCTGTAAAACTTGTGGGGTTCAGATCTACGGTAGACATAAATCATGTGATGTATGTAATCCTAATATTAAAGACTGGAGCGATGTAACATATGGTGAAGTTAAAGGTAAACGAAAATATCAACGAAACTCTAGAATACGAGCTATTGCCCGACGATTGTTTGTTGATGATGATTCGAAATGTAGCAAATGTGGGTATAATGCACACGTAGAGGTGCACCATATTAAGGGAATATCAACCTTTCCAGATACTGCATTTGTTACTGAGATTAATGATAATACTAATATAGTTTTATTATGCCCTAATTGCCATTGGGAATTGCATAATGATTTACATTTTGATGATGATATTGATATAAGTTGTACACCATTTACTCCAACAACCGATGCAGTATCTGCGTTTCTAAAGAACCCCAAACGAGAATACGATAAATGCCCCATATGTGGCAGTGAAAAGTCAACAACATGGGCAACGTGTTCTCCTGAATGTGGAAGGATTAGAAGATCCAATATACAATGGGGTGATGTTGATCTCAAACAGCTCCTCATTGACGGTAATGGTTGGGGTTTAATTGGTGAGATGGTTGGGATGAGTGGAACATCCGTTAAGAAAAAAGCAAAAAAAACTAAATCTACTTGGATATTATAAAAGATCCAAGATTAAAAAACAATAATTTAACTGGCGTGTAGTATAGAAGTTATTATGCCTGTCTGATACACAGGAGAAGGGGGAGCGTTACCCTCCATGCCGACCATTTTGAGAGTGATCCCTTTGGAAACTAGTGAGACAGCGAGAAATCGCTTAATCGTTGATCAACTCATAAACAAACAATACGTAAGCTAGATACCTAGGTTGTCATCGCTAACTGAAGAAAATAAGCGGTCTGGTCGGGTATAGAGTGATATTAGGATCTGATAGGAACGTCCTTTGAATCAACTATTTAAGTAAAAAAAATCAATAACTCCTATCGCTAATTTTAATAGGTGCGTAGTTCAAAGGCAGAATAGTGGTCTCCAAAACCATAGATGAGATTTCGAGATTCTCCGCACCTGCCAATATCGAGAGTGATCTTTTAGTGATTATTTCAGTCAACTCGTTAACAAAAATGAAATCGGTTTTTAAAGGTCTGGAGAGACTAACTAATACAATCAACCTCCCGAGTAGCGAACGTAAGCCGCCCCCGATTTAGGATGATTCCAGCAATCAAAAAAAATTATTATATTCAAATAACCAAAATTCATCCTGTTATTTTAAGAGAATGGTAACGGCTTGTGGAACCAACTCTATAACAAAAATCCACGCCTCTATTTTTAACAACAAACGAAAGGAACATAATGGCTAACATTAGACATACAGTAGTAATAAGAAAAGACCTTGGCATGTCGGCAGGACTGCTATCTGCACAGGTCGCTCACATTTCAGACGCATTTATGCGTGATCGCATCCGTGATGGTAAAGATTTCACAATTGATGAGAAGGACTGGATGTTGAATCCTTATATTTCCGTTCTTGCTGTTGATAATCCAGAAGAACTCATGCTTATTAGCACTGAAGCACAAGATGCAAAGTTGCAAGTTCATGAGTGGACTGATTTGATTCCGTCAAAAAATCTTAATAGGGCAATGTCTGATGTTCTCGTTGGAATCTCAATTGGACCTTGCGACATGGATAGAGTCAAGGCAATCACTGGAACACTGCCATTGGCATAACAATTTAATGCTCGGTTGATGTAATGGTAGCATGTCTCCCCTACACGGAGGTCGCATGGGTTCAAATCCCCTACCGAGTACCATTTTAATGCGAGTGTGGGCAAATTGGCAAAGTCAGCGGTCCTAGACACCGTTATTTGAGGGTTCGAATCCCTCCATTCGTACCATTTTAGAGAGTGATTTCGGGGCGATCACGGGGCATGTCCGACATGCATTGTCAACTCTATAAAAACATAAATATCGCTCCACCAACTTTAGAAAGATATAATAATTATGAAATTCGCTATAATAGGAATATATATTGCAATGAATCCAATAGATTGGAACGACGACTATATGCGAAGATTTGCTCGAAGACTTATCCGAGTAACTAGATACAAGAGGATTATTGATATTCAATATGTCATTGAATCTGGAAAACCCGTAGATACTCCATATATTAATAGATTTATTATAACTACTGGAGAAAATGTGAAAATGAACTTCGAAGATCGACGGTATGAAATCATTGAAATGCTCAAGATGGAGAGGATAACATCATCATTATGAAATACTAATTTATTGCTCCATTGATGTAATGATAGCATCTCTGATTTCCAATCAGATCGTGTCAGTTTGAATCTGTCATGGAGTACCAATTTGAAGTAGATTAAATCGTAACTGGCACCACTTGGATCTGTTGGTGTTGAAAAACAAACGAAGACCTTTTTCTCGAAAGTGAAGACAAAACTACGTAGAAACCTTAAATAAAGTTTAAGCGAGTAGAGAGAAGTAGGGAACGCCGTGAAATCCGTTTGGTAAAAAAATCGTCTAGCGATAGTGCTAGAGAATGATTGTGATTAACGGAAAGACCGAGTAAGCTAGATATTAAGTGTTATGGATGCACGACCTACGAAATGGGTAAGAGGGGTTCGAATCCTCAGTATTGATGATGCCTGAAAGGGAACAATGTGAAATCTCCCTACGATAACAATTCTTCAAACCAATTTAATGTTCCCGTGGGCAAATGGCAAGTCAGTTGGTTGCAACCCTTCGGATGCACGTTCGATTCGTGTCGGGAACTCGCCTTAATATTTTGCAACTTTTCTTACAAAAGTTCGATACTTTCCTATAAGTAATTATAGGAGATGAATATGTATTATACCGTATATAAAATAACTAACACTACTAATGGCACCATATATATCGGGATGCATAAGACCAGTAATCTACTTGATGGGTATTATGGAAGTGGGACATTGATAAAAAGGGCAATAGTAAAGTATGGAATAGAGAATTTTAATAAAGAATACCTTGCAATATTTGATAATTTGGGTGATATGGTAGAGTTGGAGAAATTACTAGTTAATGCAGAGTTTATTAAAGAGAATAGCAATTATAATATTAAACTTGGCGGAATGGGTGGGTTTGATCACTTAAATGATGGATCTGAGGCTCATAAGAAACGATGTTCCAATGGCGGTGTTAAAACTGGAAATGCATACAAACATAGACTGGAATCTGATCCTGAATTTAAAAGGAAGGATAGTAAAGCTAAGTCCGTAAGAATGAAACAACGGTGGGATAGTGGGGCATTTGATGATGTTGTTTTCAGTTCCATTAATGGTAAAACTCATTCGGATGAGACTAAGTCTAAAATATCAAAAGCAAATAAAGGAAAGTATTTAGGAAAAAATAATCCAAATTACGGAATGATATGGATCTCCAATATAGAACTGCAAGTCTCTAAACTAATTTCAAAATATGAAGCCATTCCAAATGGATGGGTTGAAGGTAGGAATGTTTGGAAAAGAATATTAGAATCTGAAAAAAAACAACAGATTAAATCCGAAGCCAAAGTTAGAGAAAAGGAATATTACACTCAATTATATGATTTGTATAAAAAATCTGACGCATCATCGTTAAGAGAATTTTGTAGAATGGGGTTATATGAAAAAACGAATGTAAATTTGAGTCGAAAATTTAGAAAACATATTTTAAATTATAATCCAAAAAAAATAATAATTTAATTGGCGTGTAGCATAGAAGTAAATGCATCGGTCTTTGAAATCGACGAAAGGGGAGCGTTACCCTTCACGCCATCCATTTTAATACGACTACTGGTTGTATATATCCGTGGATTCCGTTCACCACTGATGCAAAACTATAAAACACGGTCTAACACTCTGATAGTTCAACGTAGAGCACTAGGGCGACATCCTAGTAATGAAGGTTCGAATCCCTCTCGGAGTACCACTTTAAAAAGGAAAACTATGAAAGAGCGAGAAGAAGTAATATTAACTGATGAACAATTAGCTCACATCGAAGAGGTAACATCCCTTTGTACTGATGAAGAGTCTAAGTCTAGGATTAGAACTGAATTGGAACGTATGTATCTAATGTCAGAACTTATGCATATTGCAATGAATATTCCTATTGAGGAAGAATGTCCTAACATTCCCGATGAATAAACGCTAAATAGTTATGGAGAAAATTATGAAATGTTCAAAATGTGGACTTAACAATAAAGAAGTTACTGTATTTACAGTAGAACCCGCTGGATTTTGGAGAAAACTCTTCACAATCGGGCGTGTGAAAATAAGAATATGTCAAAGCTGTACATCTAGAATGATGAGAAGGCTTGACCCTAATAAATAAGGAGAGATGGGAGATGGGAAAATATACAGAAACAAGGAAGAATAAACTTAAACGAGATCGAAAATTCGGTCGGCAATCTAAGATGCCTAACTATAGTACACCCTTTTATACATTCAATGTGTAAAATTATTTAACATTAGAGGAATTATGCAATATTATATATTATATAATGATGGGAGTAGGGAATTGATCGAGGTCGATTCATACTCGGAAGCATATGAGTACATGATGATGGAAGGTGATCACGCAATTGACATCGAAGATGTATAGAAATTTAATGGATAGTGATATTGATTGGTATCATTGACTGGTTGCTAACCAGATCGCACCGAAAGGTGTGGGGTTCGACTCCTCCGTTATCCGCCATTTTTAATAAAATACCCTTGACAATATAACTATGTCATGGTATATTGATATTTAACAATTAACACCGAAAGGGAATAGAAATGAAGTACAATAAGAATCAGAAGTACAATAAGAATCAGAAGAAGACAACGGCACCAAAAGTTTATCCATCAACCTTCGGATCACATCTTAGTATGCTAGATCCAAAATATAAAGTATTCAACGAAGATGCATCACATGACTTTGTGGTTTGTATAGATTTTTATGGGGCTTACGTTACAACCCGCAAGATCTTGGATAGTGGACTCTATGACTTTAACAGAGCTTTTCCAACAGAAAAACGTGAAGCATACTTTGCGGAAATGCTAGGTGATGATACGATTTAAGAAGTTTCACTACGAATCAATCCATGAGGAAATGTCCAGAGTAATGTCTCTAGAAATTCAACGTGAGATTGATTCGGATATAATTCAACGAATGTTGAATGTGTCGAATGTTTCTACACCAACGAGCGTGTCTATACCGCAGTACAGTGTATCGACTGATGATATTACTATAGAACAGCTTGATCAGATGATTAAGGGTCTTGCCGAGTTTGAATATAAAATTATAGACATAAACATGCATGAAGATACTTATGACGTGGAATATAATGACGCCATCCCTGCGGTATTAGAGGATAATATGGATGTTATTAGAATACAGTGGATGGTTCACACTATTTAAGGAGTATTATGAGAAAGCGATATAAGAAGAAACTACGTTCATGTCCAATGTGTAAACCTCACAAAATGGGGTGGGAGCATAGATTTAAGAAAAAGGATCTTGACATTATGGAGCGTTCTGATAAAGTTATACGAGAAGAGGAAAAGAATAATGGATAATGATGTAGTCCAGTGACTATCACGGTTTCGAAAGCCGAGGGAGCCGCAAGGTTTGGGGATCAGCACCTCCGTTATCCGCCAATTTAGGAAGTAAAAGCATGATGGTGATTGCGGCTGATTGGAAATCAGCTTCCCGTTAATTCGGGAGGGGTTCGATTCCTCTTACTTCCGCCATTTTGCACCTAGTTCAATGATAGAATATCGCTGTGGTATAGCGATGACTTCGGTTTGATACCGAATGGGTGCTCCATTTAAAGAAAGGTTATTATGAACGAATTACAAAAAGCAGTAGAAGATATATTAAGCGTCTTATCAAACGCCGCAGAACTTGGGTGCCCTCAAGATGAAAGTGTTGATATGTGGTTCAGAAATGCAGAACCCGATGAACAACTTAGGATACTTGAACGGGCGATAGAGATAGACAAGTTGGCAAAGTTGAGATTTGCTTCATAATTAGCAATGCCGAAGAAGCATTATATGGATGATGTATTGGTTCGTACCCAATGGAATTCGGATCGTTACCGAACTTCGGCTCCAAATTCACTGGTCCCATAGTGTAGTGATAACACGAGAGGTTCTGATCCTCTAATTCTTCGTTTGATTCGAAGTGGGACTGCCATTTTAAAAATAACCCTTGACATTGACCCATACATTTGTTATAATGGGGGCTTAAGGAGAAATATATATGAAAGAATTAGAAGAATTAGAAGAATTAGAAGAACTCATAACTATTCCGAATCAATATAAAGCATTTACCGATTTAAGTAAGTGTCTAATAGAACAGTTGGGATCATATGAATACAACAAAATACAAAATTATGCTAACAAACGACCTTTGGGTCTATGCCCCCGATGAAGCTATCACGAATCAATACAAAACTATTGAATGTACCTCATGGAAACTAGATGGAATGTTTGAGTTTACAGATAACGGAAAAGTGATATTTGCGATTCAATCATGTTATGTGGTTAGTGTGGAAAAAGTAAACGAGTAAATAAAGGATATGTAATAAAATAATAATTTTTGCACCATTAGCTCAATTGGTAGAGTATTGGAAAGATTAAAACACGACAGATTAAAAAACTTATTAAAGAGACTAAGATCTTAGAAAAAGAAGCGGGATTTAATCAAGATTAGGAGTTAAATATGGCACATGCAAGAAAAGATACATATGTTAGATCACCAGAATGGTGGAAACATTTGAGACCATTCCTAAAGCGAAAGCAGAACAAGCGTGAACGCTTGGCATCCCAACGAAGAATATCAAAAGAATTAAGAGATTTAGATAAATAACGCCCTTGTATCCCAATTGGCAGAGGAGTCACGTTGAGATCGTGATAATGTGTGGGTTCGACTCCCACCATGGGCACCAATTTTAAACAAGACAAAGGAACCTTCGGGTTCCTTTTTTTTTGCATTTTCAGTTTGACATTCACCCCATCGTTTGGTATCCTCTATTAATGATAAATACAACAAAATTAGATTACTACCCAATGTTAACATATGGAACGGTTGACTACTCACGATGCGTTCTTAATAGAATGATAAACATCTGTGCGAATGAGGGTGAAATTAAAAATGCAAGTAAAATCCCAACAATCAATGACATGATGGCAAGTGGTAAATTTGACAGCCAAGGATTCATCGATAAAGTGGGATTTATTGCTAGTCGTATAACTGGAAAAATAACTGCAATTGAGGAAGAAGACCTATACAATGATCATATTAAATATACAATAGAATGTGATACTGACTTGAAGTGGTCATATGATGATAATTATAAAATTGTAAAAGAGCAACTAATAATGAATTCGATATGATCTATACAATTCATGTTCCATATTCAACCATAAATGGTCAAACAAGTGCCGCTCGTTTGGCTGAGACGATCATGTGGTGTGTTATGGATTTAAATCTGGTGTCAATTGATTACATATCAAGGGGCCCTGATTATGACATGATATTTAATGTTGACATTGTCGATGGATTGGGTAATATAGAAGTGAATAGGGAAATGGTAGAAAACGAAATAGTAATGCTGTTAATAGGAGAAATATAATGGATGCCGCAGATGAAATAGACAAAATGATTGAAGAGTGCCCAGAGTTGGAGGCTATAGTATCCGATGCAATGTCTGAATATCATTGCGCGATTGATGAACTAATGATGAAGAACACCGTCCAAGATATGAGGGAGCTTCATATCTCTGGAAAATTGAATATGGGAAAGCAGAAGGGAATGACTCCCGATATGTTGGCAAAGCAGATCACAGGGGATAGGATGAAGAAATATGCAGATTCATTCTTCGATTCTGAAATAGAAATACTAATGGATAAATACAATAACAATGAAATGGATAGATCAGAATACCTAATACGATGTTATGTTCTCGATGCGACCAAATCTTCGTTAAAGCGACATGAAATAGATAACCATAAATAATATTTGACTTTGATAATTTGATATCAACTACCCGCCGACTAAAGATCAGTGGGTTTGAAGGAAATTAAATTAAATTTCCAACTATTGGCTAGTTGATAATAGCCTGCCGATAAATTTAAACAATTAAAAAATGGAGGTGTGCAATTCCTCCCACCGACTAAAGATCGGTGGGTTTCCTTGCACAAAAATATATGACTAAAATTGACGACGATATTGAGGATGCAAAACAGAAATTATCATATTATTTTAATAAAAGACAAAAACACCTTGATAACCGAGATAAGTTCGGGTACTATCATGAACGTACAATAATTAAAGAAGAAAATTTAGCACGACTAATAAATAAAAAACGACTTAGAGAAGAGAAAAAACGAAAAAAGAAAGAGGGAAAATAAAATGACAAATACTACAACTACAACTAACGGAATGAAAACCAACGTATCATCTTTGAACGCCAACGTGGACTTGTTTTTTAAAATAGGTGCATCTCGTGGTAAAAACATAATTCCTGATTTCGAAAAGGCTCTTACAGAGGACACCGAATGTGCAATGCGTATAACCCAATGGGTTCGTGATGTTCGTGGTGGATCTGGTGAGCGTAAACTCTATAAGGACATTATGATGCATTTGGCAAACACTAATGAAGACCTTTGCCGTGCATTGATCGTTAAAACGCCAGAATTGGGTCGCTGGGATGACTTGTTGTCCCTAGTCGATACCAAGCTCGAAAAGGATGCCTTCGCTGTTATTCAGCACGGTCTGTTGGTTGAGAAGGATGCTCTATGTGGAAAGTGGATGCCAAGAAAAGGTTCAGTAGCTGTGAAGCTTCGTGCCTACTTGGAAATGTCCCCAAAGCAGTACCGTAAGACCCTTGTTACCTTGACCAATGTTGTGGAAACTGACATGTGTGCAGGTAATTGGGACGGAATTGACTTTGCGAAACTCCCATCAGTAGCGTCTGCACGTTATCAGAAGGCATTTGGTAAGAATGCAACCGAAGCATACACCAAGTTTAAGGAACAACTCGAAAAGGGTGAAGTGACTGTTAACGCAGGAGCAGTGTACCCATACGATGTTATACACTCATTGGTACACGGTGATGAAACCGTTGCTAACGCCCAGTGGAAGAACCTTCCGAACTTCATGGAAGGATCAACCGAACGAGTTATTCCGTTGGTTGACGTGTCTGGATCGATGGGATGTGGTGCGGGTGGTGGAGACTTCGGCGTAGGGGGCGTGACCTGTATGGATGTTGCAATCTCGTTGGGATTGTACATCAGTGAACGCAATGAATCTATCTTTAAGGATAAGTTCATTACCTTCTCATCCTCACCTGAATTGGTGTCGGTGTCTGGAACGCTCAAGGAACGTCATCGCACGATTGCTCGTTCATCATGGGGAATGTCCACGGATATCTCCAAGGCGTTCGGATTGATCTTGGATTCCGCCGTATTGCATTCTGTTCCTGTTGAGCACATGCCGACCAAGTTGCTTATCCTTTCGGACATGCAGTTTAACAGTTGCGCAAGGAATCAGAACGATTCTGCAATGGCAATGATCACAAGGAAGTATGAAACCGCAGGGTATAAAGTCCCTGACATCATCTTCTGGAACATCAACGCAAGCAATGGGGTTCCTGTTTCATTCGACCAGAAGGGTGTTGGTCTTGTGTCTGGCTTCTCACCATCGATCATGAAGTCTGTGATCGCATGTGACAAACTCGATCCCGTGTCCATCATGAAGGAAACCGTAATGGATTCCCGATACGACTGGGCTTAATAATCTGTTCATGATGCCTCCCGAAAGGGAGGTTTTTTCTATTAATTGCATAAGTAATTAGGATGAAAGACCAACCTAGAAGAATAAATAGAACACCTAAAGAATTGGTTCTCCTTAAAAAGGACATGATCAAGTACAAGGGTGGAGAATGTATACATTGTGGTTACGATAAATATTATGGAGCATTAACGTTCCATCACCTAGATCCATCACAGAAACGGTATGAATGGAAGAATATGAAGTTTTTTAGTCGTAAGATTATTCGAAATGAACTTGACAAATGTACGCTACTTTGCAATAATTGTCACGCTGAAGAACACGCAGTGGATCAAAATTCAAACAGAAAGACGAAAAAATGATAAAGTATATTACGAATGACAACCGATATATTAGAAATACTAATAGGACGATTTATTTCATGACCAGAGCAATTGCAGAAAGCTTTGAAAAGAACTCGCATATCAAATTATATAAGTCAACCGATGGGAATTATATAAAAATCAAAGGATGTGATGTTAATGATGTTAATGGGAGTCGAATTATTACAGGGCGAACTAAAGAAACCTTATTTTCCTGCGTTGAACTTATGCCGCATTTGGGTTCAGTTAGTAAAGCATATGCATATGGGACTGACACACATGGTGGTATAATATTCAGATTAAACCCAAGCAATAGAAAACCTAAAGACTTTAAGGTTATCAAAAAAGAAACCAAGATGTTCTTGGCTAGTCAGGGTTCCCAACGTCATGATCTAAGATTATCGGCAGAAGTATATCGAAGATTGAAAAGCCCAAAGCATGTAAAGCTCCATGTTGATAGTAAGAGGCAACGAATATACATCGCACGATCATATGATAAGATGGGAACCTATCCCGTCACATTCACAAAGACTAGCCCTAATGGTGGGTTTGCAAGATTTAGTGCATTGAACCTGAAAGATGTATTTGGAGTTAATCTTGGTGCCAGACTAAAACGTGAAGTTAAAATCGACAAGGCAGGTAAGTATTATTTGGAGCTAAATACTTCGGAGCTTCCTTCTAATACTAGAGGGAACCATAAGAATATAAAATAACGAAAATAAGGAAATTATGAAAACTAAAAGAAACATAAAGGTTGAAAATAAAAAAAGAATCCCATATTGAAAGATCATGGAGTTTGGATTGAGGTTGATGTATCAACACCAAACCTACCAAATACCGTGATGAAAATAGATAAGAACGACTGGAACAACTTTTTAGCAGACAATAACATTGGATGATTCTTTGCCCGTAGAGATCACGTAAGCGTTGGTCGAAAAAATGACATATATGTAGAGGTTAAAGTTCTTAACAAATCTACTAGGGCACATCGCCTACTACATCCAACATGGAGTACAATAGATCATATCAATGGAAGTGGATTGGATAATCGATCATCTAACTTACGAAATGTATCAACATCAACCAATATATTTAATTCAAAACGAAAGACTGGGAAGTCCGGACGAACTGGAGTAGCTGTAATAGAAACAAAAAAAGGTATTGTATATTCATCTAAAATCGCATGTAAGCGAGTAGTACACAATCTCGGGACATTCGCTACTCTTGATGAAGCAGTAACTGCACGGGAACAGGGTGAATTGAAGTATTTTGGATTTATTTTGGAGCGGTAATATTATGAGTAAATGGTTAGAAAAAATAAACGAAGAATATACAGATGTAGTACGTCCGTCATGGAGAGCTATTTGTGAAGAATTGGATGAGCTAATAACCTGCAAACTAGGGAGCGATGTTGAAGACCCATACCGTAATGCATGTGCGTGTGCACTTATGTACACTCAAATGACCCTCCAAAATTGGAAAGATGATGGCAGTGATGCGGAGGAAGTACTTGATATGTTGCTTTCTGTCTATGATAAAGCAGTATCCGAAGGTATAAATGTTACGGTTTCATTTGGACCAGTTGACGTATATGCCGAAGTGGTTGATGATGTTCCACACCAGAAGGCATTCTCATGTGGTTCAAAGAAACTGGAAGGTTTGGAATTTATTAAAGATGCACATGTCGTTGCATTGTATGCCGCAAATCCAACAACAGGGACAGTCCGATTTGGAACTTTAACCAAAAAAGAACTTATGTATAACCCCGAAATTGTTGATACAAACAAGACATGCGAATGTCCACACTGTGGAGCAAAAGTAAAGTTAAGTTAAGTTAGTCATGTCAAAATTTTATGATATCGTTATAGTAACTGGGTGGAGTAATCCCGGTGGAAGTACAGAGTCGTATGTCAACCTGACAAACGTACTCAACGATAATGGATTAAACGCTGTTCTCGTTGGTCCACATGAATGGCATTTAGATAAATGCAACGGACAGTTACTGGATTCATTCGGGTCATTGGAAGCAAATAATCTCGTATGGCATTTCCTTCGATACCCTTACCCATATAGGTTGAAGAATTATGATAACTTCATATTATCTTGTCATGAACAATTCCTAGTATGCCCATTCAAGACATATGCAGATCAATTGCGAAACAATGTATTCGATCATCTTCATTTTGTGAGCCAACCTCAATTGGATAGTCACCTTGATGTTGTGAAAATACCACAAACAGACAAGATGCATGTTATCCCAAATATGATAGACCCGAAACTCAACCCAATAATCAATAAGCCTTCTGGTAAAATTGGTGGAGTAATAGGATCATTAGATCGAAATAAGTGTACGCATCTTGCAGTACAGAATGCATTACAAGATGGATGTGATGAAGTCCGAATATTTGGGTTAGTCACTGATAAGGAATATGTATCCAATATGATGGTTCAATTTAAAGGACACCCCAAGGTTAAATACTATGGATTTGTTGCAGATAAAAATGAGGTGTATGGGCAGATAACCGATGTCTATCATTGTTCCCAGACTGAAAGTTGGTGTTATATCAAAGCAGAATGTGAATTTTTGAAAATACCTTTTCATTCTCCTATTGAATATCCAGCTAAATATGTAAATAATTCTATGATATTAAATGAATGGCAGGAGATCCTTGTATGATATATTTACTATGTAGTACCATTAGACCAGAAATATTTAAAGTTTGCCATAAAGAGTGGATGGATAAAGCTGATAATAAAGACCAAATAATAACGAAAGTAGTAGTTGATAAACGAGAACATATTGCATTATTGAAAGATGATTTTGATGTTATTAGATTTACGGGCGAAACGTCTGGGTTAACAAAACCATTAACTCAATTAACTAGAAGCCTAAGTGGATTAAACGGATCAGATATTATTATCGTTATGTCTGATGATTTCTTCCCTCCAACGCATTGGGATACATATATTTTATCGGAATATACGAATTACTCAGGGGGGTTATGTGTCTATGACTCTACTAAACGACCAGACGTGACCTCTATAATAGCCATCCCAATAATGGATTATTATACACTAAAACGTTTAAACAAAATAGTTTATCATCCAGCATATAACCATCTTTGGTCTGATAATGAATTATCTGATATTTTAAAGGAATTGAATATATTAAAGGTTGCAAGATCGGACCCCAAATTTATATTTGATCATAGACATTGGACCCTTAGAAAGAGAGCATTTGATCTGCAAGATGATTTAATATGTAGGAATAGTTCCATAGATAAAGATACATACCACAGACGCAGAATATTGTCAGTAGAAGAACGTTTAGCATATAATAATGAATGCATAAATAGACCATCATTATCAATATTAATATGCACTATTAACGGTAGAGAGAGAAAATTGGCTAAGTTGATGAAACGACTTAAGCCACAATTATCTGATGATGTTGAGGTGTTAGTGGAATGTGATGATGCAGTAATGCATATTGGAAAAAAACGAAACATTCTATTAGAACGATCAACTGGAGAATATGTATGTTTTATAGATGATGATGACCTAGTATCCGATGATTATATCTCATTGATTTTAAAGGCAATAAATCATACTGGAGATTGTGATTGTATTGGCTTAGATGGGACAATAATTACTAATGGAGTGAATCCAAAGAAATTTATACACTCTATTAAATATAAAAAATGGGAAACTATAGACGGAGTCTATGTTAGGATGCCAAATCATTTAAACCCTGTAAAACGAACGATTGCTATTAAGGTTAAATTTAATCCAAATTTATCAGCAGGAGAAGATTTTGACTATAGTACACGTCTTTTGCCATTTTTAAAAAAAGAAGCACATATTGGAAAGCTAATATATGAATACCTATTTACAACTACAAATAAAAAATACTAAAGATGTTATGAACTTAAAAACGTATATACAGAAAAATCACCCATTAGCTCGAACAAAACCATTTAATAATTTCGATAAAAGCAAACCGTTGAAACTAGAAACCGCTAGAGGTAATCTAATCCGATGTTGTGAACTATTAGAAGAGTGTAATGTTAATTACAGAGTCATATTCGGGACACTACTAGGATTGTATAGAAGTGGTGATCTAATCCCATTTGATGGAGACATGGACTTAGCGGTTCGTATATCCGAAGAGTCTAAGCTCGTAACTGCCCTTGACAAATTGGTTGAAAATGGATATGTTGTTATACGATATGCTAGAGATGTTGTCAGTGTAGCCAAGGATGGAGATTATATAGATTTATACCTTTTTAATTCATCATTGACTTGTAACACTTGTGTGTTGACAGAAGATGACTTCAAGAGTAACAACACTGTAACCCTTCTAGAAAAAGAACTTAATACCATTGCAGATCCCGAACCATTCTTTGAAAAATACTATGGTGGCGATTGGGAGACTCCAATTCGTGGTATAAGTGGAAGCCTAAAAAATGGTAAAAGGAAAAAGAAATAAGGATTAATATGGCAAATACAAACAATTTAAAACATACAGTAGAAGAGTCCGTAGTTGATTATATTATATATGATGATACCAACGACTATCAGCGTAAAAATTATCATAATAGATATTTTCTAGCATTCGTTAACGCAATTCAACCTCAATTGATGAGCGGAACTCGTATCACGATTTTAGATGCCCCGTGTGGTTCTGGTGTTGGGACATCTTATCTGGAAGAGCAAATCTCAAAATATACAGATAATTTTGAAATCATTGGAGTCGATTTGTGTAAATCGGCAATTGATTATGCAGTAGCTAATTATGCGCATCCTAATATAACATTCATTCAGGATGATATCGTAAAGGTGATGAATTCAATATCGTTTGATTCATTAGTCTGTATGGAATTTCTCGAACATGTGCCAATGGACGTGGCTCGGACTGTTATAAAAGTATCACAGGAACGGTTAAAGGAAGGCGGCATATCCATCTTTAGTTCCCCAAGACTTAGACCTCGTGAGTCTACGGTTAAACGTGGTGGACATATAAATGAATTCAGTGAGCAAGAGTTCTACTATACGTTAGAAGAATATTACCCAATGGTTGAACGATATTCATTTGATAGATATGCGAATATTGTGAATTATAATACAGACTCAAACCTTATGGTCGGGGTCTGCCGTAAATGGAATCAAACTGGAGTCTTCACATGATAGGATATATTCAAGGTCGATTTGATATATTACATTATGGTCATATATTGACATTAATTAATGCTAAAAAATATATAAAAGACGGATTGTTAATTGTTGGCGTTGCCTCTGATTCTTTTTGTGAAAAATGGAAAGGTGAAGCCCCTAAATTAAATTGGCATGAACGATCCTCAGTCTTAAGACACATAGACTGTGTAGATTTAGTAATACCGTATGATGAGGTGTATCCAGATAAAATTCACGACTCTTTAGAATTTGATGTATTCTTTATCGGTGAAGAATTGCTTAATGGTGATATTCATACCAACTTGAAGAGTAAGGGATATAAAACTACGGTTTTACCCAGAGTACCAGATATTTCATCAACCGCACTAAAAAATTCATAATTTATATTGACTCCCGATTCTCATCATGTATAATCATATGCATGAAAATAAAAAGAGAGAATTACAATAATATATGGTTCACGAGTGATTGGCATTTTAGTCACAATCGTCCATTCATTGTGGACGCAAGGGGATTTAACAATATTCACGAGCATGATGACTTCATCCTATCTACGTACAATAAGTTAGTTGATCATAATGATATGGTATTCCACATGGGAGATTTATCATTTGGAGGACAAGGACGTTGCGCCAGTTTACTAGCCAGTCTATCGTGTAAGAATTTTTACTGCATTTCAGGTAACCACGACAGAGATCTACGGAGTACAACCCATGATAAGATGCTTGGGCAGTTTAAGGAAATCGACATAAATTATAAGGACACTCAATATCCTATTACACTTGGTCATTATCCCATGATGTCATGGAATAAATCACATCACGGTGCTTGGAGTTTATGTGGACACTCGCACGGTAGCAATCCACACTCACTTCCGAGTGATAAGAATGGTAAGCGATTGGATGTTGGGATTGATGTTGGATTGAAATTTAATTCAACATTTATGTTTACTTTCGAAGATGTGTATGCTATAATGAAATCTAAATTAATAACAGTACATCATTAGTGAACTACCCAACGGCTAAAGACCGATGGGTTTTCTGATGCGAATTAAATAAAGGAAGTAAATATATGACAAAAAATAAACTATGGTTGTTCCCGGGTAGGTGGCAACCATTTCACGCAGGACACATGGCAATTATTGGGAAGAAGTTGGACGAAGGGAAAGACGCATTAATCCTTATCAGAGACACCCCAGTAACCGCAAGTGATCCATATACAGTAGACCAACGAATCACAATGATCAAACGAGCATATGGGGATCTTTACGGAACCCGCATTACCGCTCAAGTCATTCAGGATTTTGAAGGTATTGGATATGGTAGAGGAGTCGGTTGGGACATCGAGGAAGTAGATGTTGCCGAAGAAATTAAAAAGATATCAGCCACAAAGGTTAGGGCAAATGAATGCTCACAGATGTCAGATCGAGTTAAGCAGTATGTTGACAACCAAAAGACAACATTCTGGTTCACGGGGCTTCCATGTTCTGGGAAAACCACGATCTGTAATGAACTTGCCATACAAATTGCCACAGAGGGTTATAGTGTGACAACTCTAGACGGGGACGATGTACGAACAGGACTTTGTTCTGATTTGGAATTCTCTCCAGAAGATCGTAACGAGAACTTAAGACGAATTGCACATTTATGTAAAATGCTCAATAGAGACAATAAGATCGTTTTGGCATCGTTCGTTTCACCAACCAATGACTTAAGAGGTCTGGTTGAGGGAATTATCCCGACCATGAAAATGATCCACGTAGATACGCCACTTGAAGTGTGCGAGAAGCGAGATACAAAGGGGATGTATGCTAAAGCCAGAACTGGGGAAATTCCAAACTTTACTGGAATTAGTGCGCCGTTTGAGAAACCAGACTATGGAATTTCAATAGATGCATCTGGTGACGTGAAGGATGTGGTCGCATCATTGATGGTCGAATTAGACTTAAAATAATTCAACTTTTAGGTTTACTTTAGTGGGTGTACTTCCTATAATGGACTCTAAATTAAAAACAGGACATCATTAATTTATGCATTTTTTTAAGATATTTACTATTATAATTTAGTGAAGAAAATAACATAGAGTTATTGAGAATAAAATATAATGATGGTAATATAAGAGAGCTAATTAAAGATAAAATAGAAGGGCTATTATGAAGTGTAATAATGTATTAGTATTAAATAGGCATTGGTTTGCCATAGATATCATAGGCTATAAGGATTGTTTTAGACTCATGGCGAAGGGTCACGCCAAAGCGATTGACACTATAGGTGCTACATATATGATGTATACATTTAATGGCTGGATTGACCTTCACGATATTGATGAATCTGTAAACATATATACGCATGTGAACACGGTTTCACTGAAAATTCCAGTTCCCGAAATCATCGTGCTAACCGAATACGACGACATGCCAAAACGATTCATTAACTTTAGTAAATCTAATCTATTGATGCGCGATGATTACAATTGTGCATATTGTGGATGTGAAGTTGATAACGACACTGCAACGATTGATCATATATACCCACAATCTAAAGGTGGAAAAACTAATTGGGAAAATTGTACCATTGCATGTCAGAATTGCAATCGCGAAAAGGCGGACAAACTACCAGTTGGTAAATTTAAACCAATGCGTGGTGCAAAGGAACCTGTTCACTGTAGTCCAGTGTATCAGATGAATAAGAAAACGAAGAACATGGTAGTCCCGACATCTTGGGATAAGTTCCTGTTCAGATGACCAAATCCTCCCTTCGGGGAGGTATATTTAAAATTATGTTTAACATGAAACTATTAGATTATTGGGAATCCCTTACTTGGGACCAGATGCTTTCTTGTGCCAGAACAGCAGGGTGGTCTCCCGGAGGAAGATCCGTAATGGAATCACTACTTGAAAAGCTACGTGTCCCCCATCGGGCATCATATAAACAGCTTTTAAATTGTCCAGTAGATGGAGATATATCACAGGGTTGGGAAGATCGTAATTATAAAGGACCATTATTCCAAGATGCCATTGTTTCTGTTATGGATAAATGGGACGACTGGACACCCGCCGAATACTTATTAGATTACGTGGGTGCATGTATCAAAGACAAATTCATAACAAAACAAAATTGGGAACTAGGACGAGCACTTCGAGGTCTACCATCCATATTACGGGAATATATAATAGCTGATCGATTGGTGGCGAAAGGTATAACCGTTACACTCCCAACCCCCAAACAGAATGCAATGCAACACGTTGATCTAATAGCTACCCGTGAGGATGGGAAGACTGTTGCAGTATGGAGTTATAGCGATTCCCCATATTCTTTAGAAAAATTACCATATAAAGCAACAAGACGTGGTATAATTATGGGTGGATATAATTTATTGGCCCCAATCAATAACACAACCAATATCAACAAAATCCACCAATGGTATATTCCAACTGATAAATATATAGATGATATGATAGTTGAACTCAATTTACCAACGGCTCCCCATATTAATAAGAATGCAATGAGGCAATCAAGTTTTTACAAACACTCTAAACTTTTTATATCGAGATAAATAATAAACATAAATAGGAGAATGAATAAATGAATAAAAAACTAACAGAAATAGTATTGGTAGTGGACAGAAGCGGATCTATGGCATCTTGCCGTGAAGAAGCACAAAATGGTATCAACCAGTTCATCAAAGAACAAAAAGAAGAAGAAGGCAAGGCAAACTTCACCATGGTAGAATTTGATAATAAGTATGAATTTGTATGTGAAGGTGTAGACCTTAATACGGTTAAAGATTATTCGCTAATTCCACGAGGAATGACAGCATTATATGACGCAACTGGTCGTGCAATCGCAGAAACTGGTGCCCGTTTGGATAAAATGAAGGAAAAAGATCGCCCCGGTCTCGTTGCATTTGTTATTATCACCGATGGTGCCGAGAATGCAAGTCAAGAGTACAATCTAAAACAGATTAAAGAAATGGTCACTACCCAAACTGATGAATTCAGTTGGCAGTTTACCTTCTTGGGTGCAGGATTGGACGCATTTAACGGCGGAATGAGTATGGGATTTGATGTTAAGGGTGCGGCTAACTACTCCCTCGATAGTATTGGGTCAACTTATACCGCATCTTCGGCTAAAATGTCCAGAATGCGTTCAGCAACTGCAAAGGGTGTCGCCGTTAACAACTCATTCACCAAGGCTGAATTGTCTTCAATGAGCTAATAACATGGAGACTACGGTAAAAGCCCTAGAAAATTCACCTGCAAAGGTGGATTTAGATCCTGATGGTAATATTGCCATCTATGGAATCACGATGTATGAGACAGGAACGCACCCAGATGCAACATATACTCTAACAATCGAAACGTTTCCGATAATGGAGAGTAAAACCCTGACCGATGTTGTCAAAAACATCCCTATATTCAAGGGATCGGACGGATGTAAGTATGATGCGGCATCCGCCACAGACATGCAAATTGCGAGTACTTCGATTGCTTGTAGTAATCGGAGGGGTGCAGGAAAACTTGTACTTGGAACCCAGAAGACATTTGACAAGATCAATGCTGTGGCGGGTGATATACTGCATATTTTCCTATGTCTTACTGATAATAACCTCGATGATGATGTGCTTTATATCGGATTCGAGGGTACAAGTGAGTTTGACCGTAGCATCGTGTGGATGGATACTGGATATATTGCATATAACCAAGATCGGCTGAATACAAATTGGCTAAAGCTAGAATTCTCAGAATAAGTAGAATTTATAGTTTAAAAATGAAAGTCTCCTATAAGTAATTATAGGAGATTTTTTATGTTAAAATTCAACGATATGCTGGACGAATTAGTCACTCTAGAAGAGGGATTAGCCAACGTCAGAAAGAAATATTTGGATACAGGAGTGATGGACTCGGAAATTTTTACCGAACTTTTACAAGCAGACCCAACCCCACAGAAGAAATATAGCGATTGGACATTCAAGCAAATTTATAGAATGTACCGAGGTGACGATGGAAGGGTCACCGCCGAAGATCGTAAGATATATGATGATATAGAATCGGTTCAGAAGGGATTAATAGGGTTCGAATCGGGGGTAGCCAAGAATTTTATAACGAAAAAGGACATAAATATGTACCAATCGTTAAAAGAACTGGTTGATACTGTTAAAGAAATCAAAGGGCGACAGTCCAAGAGTGAAATGAAGAAAGATACACGATATGATGAGACTATTAAGGTATATGAAGATGTTAAATGGTTGATTGTTACTCCAATGTCATGGGAATCCAGCAAGCGATGGGGGCAAGATTCCGATTGGTGCATCAAATATCACGATAATGATACCTATTGGAATGACTATACGTACACTAAAAGACTAAGATTTTACTTTGTTATTGACAAAACTGCCGAAAAGGGAACTAAATACTCTAAAGTTGCGTTCGGAGTAGGAGAAACCGATGATATTCAAGAGTCTTACGACTTATTAGACCGTGCATTTGATGAAGATATCATCATAAATCAACTTGAAGAGGATGGAGTACCCGTTGATGGCATGTTTGTCCATGATGGATATGATGAAATAGTACAATTGGACCGAGGTAATGCCGCGGATCGACTCAAAGAACATCTTGATGAGATTATCAATGGGGCAGAATTAGAACATACACACTGTGATTATGATTATGATTTTGACGTATATGATGATTATATATCCCCAGAAGATAGTGTATATATTTCTGCTGGAATGGATATAGAAATACCAGAAGATGTCAAAATCAATGGTGATCTAGAAGAAACCATTGGTGATCTTGTAGACCTCATGAATGATGAGATTGACATAGACCTCCGCACAGAAGAGGTGTCCATTAATGATAGAACCATCAATATTCGATTTGACTATGAGCGGGATTATGGGAACGGTCTTCTAGGTGACGCAGAAAACCTTGTTACAGAACTTGAAAGAGCCGATAAGAACTATAAGACCATTCAGGGAAGGATTCTAATAGATCTTTTAAGCAGAGGTTGGATCATGGCACCAGAATATGAGGCATATAATAAGATGTTTAAGCGGTTGGAAGCAGATGATGAGGCACTGGGATATGATATCCTCCAGACTGGTACCTATGATGATGAATATGAAATATATATTTCGTTCCCTAAGTTGATGATCGAGATGCCAAAACGAGTTGCCGAGTCTGTACGGATGGGGCCGGGTGGAAATCTAACATATACCGCAGAAGAAACTGGACCCTATCGGAAGGCATTTGAGGAGGCCCTCCTTAAATATGGCGGAAAGGTGCAACCTAAATATGATCCAGACCAAGGGCTACTTACCGATATCCTACCAGAGCCAAACACCAAGGTCAAGGATATTGGTGCTATTAAGAAGGTAATTGACGGAGCACAATATGAATTTAGGTTCAGTAGAAGCATAGATGGAGACACCATATATCTTACGAACTGTGAAATGACCTTAGGTATTGGCATAGACCCAACCGACTTCTTTAATTTTGTCGAGCTGTTAGATAAGAATTATTCTAAGTTCATGGAGACTCTTCTAGATACCATGAACGATAATAGCAAAACATTACCATTTTCAATGCGACGATCATATGATGAATCTACTAAATTCAATGCATTGTACGCATCTATACTAGGATAAATATGAAAGAAATATACAGAGGTTCTATTAGTGGCGGCATATGTGCAAAGGTAATATTAGACTTTGACGATCAAGGAAGTTCTATTATATTCCCATCAGGGGAAGAAGCATATGCAGTTATTACAATTGGATGTGACTATGAAGATTGGGGTGAGGTCTTTGATGGAATACTCCACGAAATGATGGAATTCCATATGATCTCAATGGAGCTAGCCTATCAACGCTGGTATCGAGCAGGATGTGATACAGGTGATATCTGGTTCAGGATGAGCCATGCAGAATATAGTGAGGCAATCTCAAGGGCATCCCAATCTATCATATGTTTCATTGACACAGCGAAATCCGAATATAATAAGAATATGAAGAAACTCGCAACCAAAGCCAAAAAGGAAGCCTCTATTGAGAAAACAACTTGACCCCCGCCAATTTTTTTGATACTATTTATTAATGATACGGATTAAGAAAATACTACCCCAACTGCGAGATGGTATGTATATGGTATACATCAACCATTCGGATAGAGTATTGAGTGGTAAGTATGTCATATACATTCAAGTGAATGGTGATAAATTTACATATGTGGCACGATATGAGTTTAATAATTGCACAGGCAAATATTCACATCAACTAGACGGCAATTCCGAATCCAGAGATGCAATGTGCCGTGACCCATTTTATATCTACGAACTAAACGAAGAAGAAATCGCCTTAATATATTCGGACCTAATATGACCAACACACACACAAACTCATCCATGTACACGGGATTATCTGGCACTATTCCTTCTGTAATGATCCCAACAATCAGAAAAACATTCCCAAACCTACTAGCATCAAGCCTAGTGAATATCCAGCCCATGACGGGACCCACGGGACTGGCATTCGAAATGAATCGTTTCCCGGGACCAACACCAGCCGAAAGAATTGAAAAATTGCGTAAAGAGGCCAAGACATCCCTGATAAAAACACTCACCTTTGGAATTTTTTCCCTTGTCTTTCTAATCCCATTAATCCTCTGTGCACCAGTGATTTGCTCAACAATATCGATAATTCTAATCTCTGCATGTACCCGAGAGTTCACCATTCTCGAAAAGATTACAGATAATATCAACGATATAATCATGGATGAACTCTAAGTATTTAGGGCTTTTAAATAAAAACAGGATTCCCCGAGATTTTTCATTTGACATTAAAATGCAAATAGGATAGTATATTTTCATGAAATCAATAGAAGAAGAAAACGCCGAGTTAAAAAACTACCTAAGATCTATTAGGATAAAATTATATCAAGGAGGTACAGTAACATGCTTCGATATTACAGACTTCTTAGATGATGAATGGATGCCATTCCAGATAGGTGAAGTATGACAACACAAATTCAGAATATCCCGAATACGACGAACCTGACGTTCGAAAAGTCTAACATCGTAGGGACTAAGAGGAAACTAGACGCCAAGTGGACAATCGATATTTCCGAAGACATCAAGAATATGTACACAATCGATATTTCCGAAGACATCAAGAATATGTACGCAATCGATCTCTTAGAACTAACTCCAGAAGAACAATTCGAAAAATACAGAATCCTTCAACGCAACTGGAGTATATTCTTATGTGGTATATGGGCTATCCAATCAATTTTTATTCATATAATAATCAAATCCTCTTTTCATGATGGACTTTCAATATTTATATCATCACTCTTAGTAAGTATATATCCTGCTATTAAAATAATCAATAGCAGAAGGGAAAAATTC